CAGTATATCCTAAATCACATAAAAAGTCAAGTCCCGTTGGGTCTTTTTTCTTATTTTTTTGATTATAAAAATAAGTGGGGTCTTCAATAAAAATTATAGGATTACATTTTTCTAATGTTTCTACAGCGCCCTTTAACATTTCTAGTTCATGACTCTCTATATCAACTTTCATAAAATCAACATTGTCAAATTTATAACTGTCGAGAGATTTAACCTCTATGGGAGTTATCTTGTGTTCATACTTTCTAGTCTTACCTTCTTTACCAAAATGAAAAGAATTATTTCCCCCTCGGCCCACAATAACTTTCATATCTAAAGTTTCTTCCTTACTACCAAGAGCATGTTCGTAAAGCGTAGTATTCGTAATAGTCAAAGTATTTCTCTTATGACACTCAATATGGTCATCACATGGTTCAAAACAAATAACCCTATCATATAAATTTGATAACCTTCTTGTCCATATACCAATATGAGCACCAATATCTAATGCTACACGCTTTGGTTTCCCCTCTGCATATTCCATACATTTTTTAAATTTATCTTTTTCATATGAAGACCCCCAACGATGCCACATTTCTGCATCAGGCATCCAAAGTTGTTTATCATTAGTTAATTTCATTAAGAGTTCCATTCATTAAGTCTCTAAATTGTTTGTAGTATTGATCCTCTGTCAATAGAACATTTTTATAATTTTCTCTGTATTGTTCTACTAAGCTATACCAATTATCCCTTAAAGTCAAGACCCTTTCTTTAAATTCTTCAAAAGAATTCACTCGTTGCCATGGGTCAATATTATATGTGTTATTCTTATCATAATCTCTCCACACAAACGGAACCATACCAATAGAAAGGGCTTCTGGATATCGTGCAGTAGTTGCTGTTGGGTCTAACCAGTTAAAACATAGAGTACATCTTGCACGTTCTAACATAGGGTATAACTCTTTCCAATCCTTAATCCATGCAGCCTGTCGTTTTACACCAGAAGGAAATCCACCAACAAGCACTGTAGATATATCAGGGTCACGATATATTTGTCGTATGGTTTTCTCTCTATCGTGCCCATGTTTCATTCTTCCCCAATATGCAAAATCAACAGTCTTTTCTGTTCCTATCATTTCGGCAAGAGGATTCTTCAACGTCTGAATGAAGTGATACTTCATACCATGAATATTTCCTGAGAAATCTATTTCATCAATGGTAG